CCTGTCCTCTTTTGCGCTTACCAAATGAAACTTTTGATGAATCGCTTTTACCTTTTGCCATTTAATTTCTCTTTATGTTTGCTTTTTAAATATTCCATATGTGTCTTAGTATCCCCCATAACTAAATGACATTGCCTACATAGTGCCATCAGATTATTTATATTGTCTGCCTTTTTATCACCGCCCATTCCCCTAGCTTTTATATGGTGTATGTCAACTGCCTTTGAACCGCAGGATTCACAAGGGATAAAATCTTCTATGCCATAACCAAAGTAATCTAAATATAGTTTAGTGTGTTTCTTCATTCATTATTATAAAGTTCAAAGATACGAATACAAATCCTATGTTTAAACTCTTATGTAATTGTGCATATTCATCTACTGAATACCCTATTGAAATACCTAGTTGTATTGTTTCTGTTAATACTCCTAATGATATTCTAAAGTTACCAAATTGTATAGAGTATTCCATTATTTATCTATTTGCTTTAATTTATTTATTGCCCATTCAATACCTGAAGTACCACCCCACGCATCCCACATTAAGCCACCACATCCTTCAGAATATGGCACATCTTTACTTTGTTGATGCCTTTTAAATGATGCCATCCTAGCAATAGTATCCCTAGATATGTTTTCTTTATTCGCTAATTGGTTTGCCCTAGCTTTACCTATTGCAGTTCCACAATCACCCCAACCATTTTCTTCTGCCCATTTTAATGCCCTCTTTGCATTGTTACTAGCTGATTCAGGATAGTCATTATAAGTTTCTTCATATTTACCACTAGCTATAATTGCTGCCCATACTTTAGCAGCTTTTTCTTCTGTGTCATATATGCAACTACCTGTACCTATTCTGTACTTACCATTGCTACATTTGTATATCGGCATTACCTATCAATTTATTATAAATAGCAAATCTTTTATTATTTATGGTGTGCAGGTTAAAGTTAGTATTGCAGTAATCAAATAGCTTCTGCCCATATTCAATCCTAGCTGCTTCATCAAATGTCAGTAGCTTAATCCATTTGTACCAATCCTGTTGATTGTTTACATAGCATACAGGCATATTCTTATAAGGGTGTACGTTGCTAACTATAGCAGGGTTTTTCTTTGCTGCAGTCTCTAATACCTTCAGGTTTGATTTCATAGAACCAAACTTATTTTCTACTAAAGGAATGATACTAATATCAGAATCAGCATAAGCACCCATATAATTACTAACATCTGCATAGTCATAGATAGTTGGGTTCAGCTTTAATCCGTTTGTAAATACTCCAATCATTCTATCCCATAAATGTTTTTCCCCTAGATTATAACCTGCAATAACTGTTCTTACAGGGAAATTAATCTTCTTCATTGGATTCCTAAGAATGTCTAAGTCAGGAACGTGAGTACCTGAACCTGCCCAAAATAATCTAACCAAATCAGATTCTAATTTATTATCCTGAAATTGTTCCTCACCATATGGTAAAGCATTAGGAATTATTTCTACATTAGGATTTAACTTATATATTTCTTCAGCCAATCTTTCGTGCGTACAGGTGCATAGGTCTGCCACCTTCATATACTCTGTAATGATTTCAGCAATATTACTTTCTCTATATCTTTGTGCAAGAACGTGTGAAGGTGGTAAAACCCAATAGTCATCATTATCTACTATCAGTTTGAAGTTATATTTTATCTTCATCTTTACTAATAGTTTAGCATCTGTTGAAGCTAAGAACCTATTAAATAAAACTATATCATAGTTGTTATCAAATACTGCCTCATTGATTGTATCGGTTATCATACAATAGTCTTTGCGCATATTGACTAATGGCATCATAATCCTATGATAACCAACCCCACTAAATTTATTTGTAATTGCTAGTATTCTCATAAAGGAATATAATATGCTTTAGTTCCATTTGAATAATCAGATACATTTTTATTATGCAAATCCCAAGTCTTTTTAACTAAATCCATTTTGTTATATCCATAAGCATCACTACCATTCTGTTCAATATGGGTAGCTTTAGTCAATGGGATGAACTTTGTATGTAATCCTGATGCCCTGCATCTAGTACAGTAGTCTAAGTCTATTGCTCCGTATGGGTCTAGTTCCTCATTAAATGCACCTAGCCTGTTTATTGTTTCTTTTGATATTGTAAAGTTCCCAATCAAATCTAATGAATCCCCACTATAGCCACCTAAAGAAATTGAGCATATGCCAATCGTTGTATCCTGCATAAACTCATTTCTAATTAGTAACCAATTATCAGGCTCTAGTATATCATTGCCCATAATAGTTACATAATCATAATTGTTTAATTGCATCAATCCCTTATTGATTGCATAAGCAATACCTGTTTCATCTACTATGCTGACTAAGTCTATATGCTTACCTGCATTTTTAATGTTATGAAACAAAGTTTCAATGTTTCTACTTTGATAGTTTAAATATATTACTGCGTTCATCTAGGTTTATTTTCTCCTAATTTTCTTGCAGGAACTCCTGCATATTTTGTAAATGGTTCTGTCTTACCTTTTATAAATGCACTTGCTCCAATCATACATCCTTCTTCAATATGTGTGAACTGATGCAATACTGCGTTTAATCCTATGTTTGAATTTTCTTCTATTATAGAATGACCGCCAATCTTAGCACCGCAACTAATAGTAACATTATTAAAAATGGTACAATCGTGTCCTATGTGTGCGTGTTTCATTATAAAACAATTATCCTGAATATAAGTAATATCTTCAGTACCTGCATCTATTGTAACTAATCCTGTAATGATATTATTATCACCTATAATTACATTACCTTTTTGCTTACCCCAATACTTTTTATGTTCTGCAGGGTCGCCTATAATACAATAAGCACCTATGTAATTGTTGTCCCCTAGTACAACATTGTCCCCTATTATTGCAGTTGGATGTATAAAATTAGCCATTTGTCTTTGGTTTGCGACCACGCTTTTTTGGTTCTATAATTTGTTTTTGTATCATATTTAAATCTTCATCTAATACTTTATCATAATACTTATATAGTCTTAATACCATATCCATTCTACAATTGCCGCACCAAATAGTCAAAATAAAATTAGGGTCTATGTATGTTCTGTATATATGCTCATACATTTTCATAATACCTAAATCTAGATTCCTAAGAAAACCACTTTGAGCAGTTTCATAATTATTGATGTGTTGATTTAAAAAATTCCTATGTTCTAATTCCATATTTTATATATTAAAGTTTCTACAATAGATGCCATAAACCCTGATATAAATAAAACACTTGCAATGTTTACAATTAATTCAGGTGTGAAATATAATACGACTGCAATCCACGCAGCCAAACAACTTCCACAACTGAAAGGTTTGAAATTGATTCCCCATTTACGGTGCAGGTTGTGGATAGTATTAAAAAATAATGATGCACAGATACTTGTTAAGATTATTTGAATCATTTCCGTATGTGTTTTTTTAGTTCAGTTTTAGTTTGTTTCAAAGTTCTTATTATTGACATATAAGGTATTCCTGTCTGTCTGCTTAATTCCTTTGCGTTCTTATTAAAATCAAAAGTATATAGTCTTAATATTTCTTTTTGATACCAATGAAGTTTCTCAATACCCTGCTCCATTACATCAATTACACTTTCATTTTCTACCTCTGCAACTTCCTTACCATTAAATTCTGTATAGTTCCTATACTTTTTCCAAAATTGGCTTCTATCAGATTTAATCATATTTAGCATAGTTCTAACTATGTAAAATCTAATTTCATTCCTTTCATATAGTCCATCTAACTTCGCATCATCCATTTCTAATAAAACCATAAACACTTCTACCTTCAAATCATATTGCAATTCTTCAGGCTGCATCTTTGCAAATGCTTGATTTACTTCATCATTAAGCCAATATTGCTCTATAATTTTATTTTTGTCCATTCAATTAGTACAGGCTGATTATCTTTTTCAGTACAAATATATACTAATCCCTGACAATTATGGATATCTTCTAATCTTTCTTTTTGTTCAACACTTAACTTATCACCTATTTTTTTTACTTCAACTGCAACATACCTTCCTTCTGATGTGTAACCTTGCAGGTCTGCCCATCCTTTTTGTATTGTTCCTTTGCGTTTTCCGTATGGTATATTGTTTACTCTGTTAAGCCTGTACCCAATATATTCTAAATTTTTCTTTGCCCATTTAGTTAGGTCGTTAGCCGATATGTCCATAGTAAATCATAAAATTGTTTTTTAAATTTAAGTCTATTAGTTCCATCAATGGCATCCTGTCTAGTTGGGAAACAGTCAAAAAAATTAATTGTGTAGCAATATTTTACACTACCACAGTAGGTATATTTAACCTGAAAGACCCTCAAAGTATTTGACAAGTGCTAATTTTTTACATTGTGTATCAATAAAATCATCATCTTTTAGTTTTTTACTAAACTCTTTTGCATCTAATCCAACTAATTTATTCATTTTCATTAGGTTATCTTCCCTAACCATCCTGATAATTTGTAACATTTCGTGTTCTTCAAATTTTAATTTTCCCTGTTTTAGTAAAATGTCAAATACCTTATTGGCATTAAATACCCTGTTAAAGTCATTTTTAGCCGATTGTAGCCATTCTTTCTGTGTGAATGATACAATATCATCATCTGATAATTTTGGTGGCTCAATTTCGTTTATAATCGGTTTTATCATTTTTCTTACTTCTAGTGCTTTTTTTGTATAGGCTGACATAACCTGACCAATGAACTTAGGACTAAACTTTTCATAGTGTTCTGTACTACAATCTAATTTACCCTGTACTGCCATTTTGAATGCTAATCTAAATTCTTCAACTGTGAACAATGGGTAGCTAGTCCTAATGAAATCTTCAATCACAACCATTTCCTGTGTATCAGGATATTTAGTAAATCCTAATAATGTGAAGATGTAAGCTAAATTTTCTTTCAGGGTAATTGGTGAAACTAGATTTAATTTGTTCCCTTTGAATGCTTCAGCTATTTCATTATCAACTATGAACCCACTTTGCAAGGGCATCCATTCGTTCCCTGCTTGTGGCAGTTGGGTTAAGTGTTTTTGAATTTCCATATCTTAGTTTGTTTTTAGTCCAAGTATTAATTCTTCTTTTTACATCAAAGAATTTTTCTAACTCATATCGCAATTTACCATTTTTATTTGGTTCGCACCAATAGTCAACAAATTCTGTAAATGAATCCCCTAAAATTTCTTGATACTCTTTTATATTATTTATAAATAAATCTTTAGTATTTACATTTATATTTA